TCCTCCTGTTATTGGCATACGTAATATAAAGATCACTCTTTTTAAGCTGCTCAGCAATGGACGTCATTATAACCGGTGCAATTCTGTCCCTATCACAAATATCGTAAAACTGATCCCACTTAAGCGTAATGCCCTCATTTCCGTTTTTTCTCATCAAATCATTGATGTTAGAAGCAATGGTTGCTGCTGACTTTGGCATTTTCAGTCCTTAATTTTTTTTATGAAATCTTAGAGGGACCTTACAGAGTCCTTCTGAGACCCTTAAAATAGGGTTAAAACAACTTTATAGCAAGTAATTTTCTTTTGCTTCTGAGGCTAAGCGCGGTGCAGCGCGCACGTTAAATGGAGAAACAAAATAGTGAAAGAACAACTCGCATCCATGACTATCATCGAGCTGGTCAGAACGGCACACATTTATGCCACCAGCATTCAGCAGATTGACACGCATTCTGCAATCGTCAGGGAAATGGCCTCCCGCCTGGAGGCGTTAAATATTGCCTACATTCGTGCGATGAACATTATCCGCAGCGCGGCAGATGACCGCTGGCAGCAACAGACCGGCATTACATTCTTTTCAGCCGAAGAATTATCGGCGGCGCTGGGCCGGGTTCAGGGTCTGCACGAAATAAGCGTAGAGCTGATAGCAGAGGATGTCTTTAAACAGCATGCTGCATCCCCCTCCACCGACACCTGGCAGCGTGAGCTGCGACAAAAGGCCTGGGCAGAGGGCATCTACTTCACCGCTAACCGCCTGCTGGCAGCGTGGGAACATGGCTTCATCGATTCGCCCGATCGTGAAGTCGCCGACGTGGCAAGGATGATCCTTGGCGCTATTGAGATGCTGCCAGATGCAACTGAAGGTGATTTCACGCGTGAGTTCGCCGATGAAATGCTGGCGCTAATCGCTAAGCAACTGCCCAATGAGGTAACGCCGCAGAACCCTAACGCCAGCGCTAAGGAGGCGTGATGCTGCATTTCCACGGCGGGCCAATAACTCCTGATACCTGCGCGCTAAAAGCCTGGAAAGGACGTCACGCGTTTATCAGCTTCGCTAATCCCGGGCAGCTGCCGCTGGCCAGTGAGGTATGCCAAAGCTTCGCCCTGGATAATGGTGCATTCAGCTTCTGGACAAAAAAGCGAGTTGTTGACTGGCAGGAATATTACGCGTTCGTGGCGCGCTGGGCGAATCATCCGCGTTTTTCTTTTGCAATTATCCCGGATGTGATAGGGGGGGCAGCGACGAGAACGACGATCTTATCGCCGAGTGGCCGCTTGGAAAATTCATCGGCGCGCCGGTGTGGCACATGAACGAACCGGACGAAAGGTTTGTGCGTCTGTGTCAGGAGTTCCCCCGCGTGGCGATCGGCAGCATGGGTGAATATGACGCCAAGCGGCCCCGCCGCTGTGTTGCTCGCCTGCGGGACCTAATCCGGCACGTTGTGGATGAGAACGGCTATCCGATCTGCAAACTGCATGGCCTACGCATGCTGAACGCCGATATTTTCAGGCATATACCGCTGTCATCTGCCGACAGCACAAACGTGGCCCGCAATATCGGGATCGACAAAGCCTGGCAGAAAAGCGCCTACGCGCCAGCCAGCAAAGAGACCCGGGCGGCGGTGCTGGTTGAGCGTATCGAGTCACTGAACAGCGCCAGTTCGCTGAACTATGACGCCGACCGTGACAAATTTACGCCGCAGTTGGCGTTCGAGATTTGAGGACTAACCCATGACACTGAGCAAAGAAAGTCTGGAATTTTATGCAACCTACAGTGAAGGTGAAATTCAGGCTATGGCCCGCGAACTGCTGGAGCGCCGGGAGCGGGATAAGCAGGTGCCTGTGGCGCTATGCGACGAGCGCACCGGCAGCGGAGGTATCAGCAAACAACCAGGATTTAACGACCTGCCGCACGGAACTCCGCTCTACGCCGCGCCGCCAGCGCCGGTAGCCACCTCTGAACCTGTGCGCTACATGAACCGGTTCACAGGAGCCTGTTACACCCTGGAGCAACAGCCAGATGCAGCCAGCGACACCGCTGTCTATGTGCCGCTGTATGCAGAGACGCCAGCGGCGGATATCGGTAACGTCCGAGTAGGTCGACTGTCCACCATGAATCAGGATGAATACCCCGGCCTGGGTGATTGGTGGGTGCAGCTTCGCATAGGCGAAAATTCTGAGGAAGTATTAGCACGCGTATATGGTGCTACACCACAGGAGGCAAGCAACCGGGCTGAAGCGTTAGCCTGCCGCGCCGCCATGCTCCAGTCGTTCGGTAATTCCGAACAACTCGAACCTGTAAGCCAGCCTTACAAGTTGGTCGGCGAAGTGGTCGCCTGGGATCATCCGACTAAGGAGCGCTCCTTGGACTTCCGCTGGCTCAACTACGATGTAGCGCCGGGAACCCAGCTCTACGCAATTCTAAGGGAAAGCGAATAATGGTAAAGGCTGAACTATACGGCAAGATACAGGTGCTGGCATCCGAATGTCATCAGTTGGCGTGCGCATCGGATCTTGGTGAGGAACGGGAAGAGTTGTTTTCGGTGTATCACGTGTTGCATAACCTAACCCGTCGGGGATATGCGGAGCAGGTAGGCGTTGCCATGAACCCGCTCTTGAACCATGTGGGCGATGATGAAGACGATGAAGACTGGAACGAGGACTGATAATGTCCTCCACCAGCAGTATTGATTAACGCCCGGGTGCAGCCGGGCTAAGTGGAGAAGTGGCCATGTCCAAACTAATGAAAGCGAGCCTCTGGGGTAAACGCGAGTTTGAGCCTGGATCCGTTCCTGATAACCGTACCATTAGGCGCTGGGTAGAGAACGGCGTGCTGATGGGCCGAGTAGTTGATGGCGGAGTCTGGGTGAGTTCTTCTGAAAAGTGGGGCGTCGACTCGATAATAAATCAGGAAGTTCGCCGTTTAATTGAGGACTGATCATGGCGGCAAGGCCAAGAAAACGAGAATACCGGCACCTCCCTGATTACCTTGTATTTGACAAGGATCGGGGGGTGTATAAATTCACTTTAATAACAGGGAAAAAGAAAACACTCGGTACAGATCGCGTGATGGCTATTGCTATTGCGCGAGAATATAACGTGAGGATGAGACCGGAAAACACCCCATCCATTGAAAGTTTAATTAGAGAATCTGGCGGGACTAATGGCGAAGCTAAACCATTTGCATTCCATGCTGACGCTTTATTAAAGCGTGCTATTACAGATGAAAAGCCAAAGCCAGACACAGAAGCGATGTGGCTGAACGATATTGTTAGAATAAAGGAATATTTTTCCGATATCGCCGCTTGTGACATCGATCTTGAGCATGTGAACGGATATATCAATAAATATCATCCTGACAGCTCTGCGAATGTGCAAAACAGAAAAGTATCTTTTTTGAAGAAGCTATTTAGCTATGCAGTGGATGAATCAATAATGATGGATAACCCGGCTACCCGTAAAAAAATGAAGCGTACGGAAGGTAAAAAGCGCATCCGTCTTTCTTTGGAGTGGTTTCTGGCTATTCATCGGGCGGCAGAACCTTGGCTAAGAACAGCGATGGATCTGGCTCTTCAAACCACCCAGGCGCGGCTTGAGGTATCACGTATCCGCTATTCAATCCCTGAGCCAAAAGAAGGAGTTTGTGGTTGCATCTGGCTGCAGCAACCAGAAGACGGGATCTACGGTACTCTCTACATTCATCGTCAGAAAGTACAGCATAAGGAGGCGTCACACGTAGCAATCCCTATTGGCAGGACGCTGAAGGATATTATCGATAACAGCAGGGATAGTGTGGCTAGTCCGTACGTTGTGCACCGGCTTCCAGAAACGAGATGCAATCCGATAAGCAAAGAGGTAAATCACCCTACACAGGTTGCTCCTGACTATCTCAGCCGTGCATTTTCAGCTCTGCGCGATGATCTGGGGATAGCTTCACATCTGCCGATTTTAGAGCGTCCAACGTTCCACGAGATCAGGGCGCTGGCTGCATTTTTGTTCAAATCGCAAGGTATCGATCCACAAGCGAGGATGGCACACAGCGATGCGAAGTCCACAAAAATTTATACTCAAAACCACGTGGACTGGGTGCAAGTCCCGCATGCTGAAATAGAGTATAAGGCCAGTTGAGTCTTGGGGTAAAACCTACCCCTAAGTTACTGAAGTATATGAAGCAGATTATGAACAAAATGCGCTGTTTGTTTATACATACAAATCTCCTGTAGCCCAGTATTGACGCGGCTTGCAGCCAATTTAGCCTGCTGTCATGGGGTGTCGGGGGTCGGAGGTTCAAATCCTCTCGTGCCGACCAAAAACTCCAAAAAAAACCAACCG